AAAGCAATGATGAGTACGTTTAATTGTGGAGCGGCGTGGAAAGCTGCGGTCTTGATCAATATTCGGTTATGCGTAACCCATTATTATCAAGTCGCTGGAGACACGCGGGAAGTGCGGGAACAAGCGCACATCAGGGCAGGCGAAAGCCGATGAGGTTCCGGGTATCGGCATAATCACCGCGAATGCGGCGAAGTCCCGAGAAGCGCACCGATACCATAGCTGGAGTAGCGTCCAGCCTCCACAACTAAACGTATTCAACACAACGTACAGAAGCAACGTTTTTGAGCCGATCGTTAAACAGGTTTTATCTTGGAGACACAAGGAGAGTCCAGATGGTGCGGATTAATACCAGAGACCCACAAGATCTCAAAATTAATTGCCTGATATATTGCTGCTGTAACTATGAGAGTAAAGAGGGCTGTTCCTTCCATATCCAAGGTACGGCTCTAAAGTGACAACTATTGTCTAAATAACTGGAGAAGGAAATGGATGACAAATTAAAAGTGAAATTATACTTTCTGATGGGTGGCAAGCATCAGAAAAATGAGATTGAAGTAGAGACACATGAACCATACACGCCTGAAGACTGGGGGGTTACTGTTGCAACAACAACGATAGAGATACCTTTGCCAGATGTCAGTAGGGCAGAAATGACTAATAAAATGGTCGGAATTCTGGAGGCCAAAAAGAAGAAAAAGCAGGCCGAATGTCAGCTTGAACTTAATGAGATCGACAAGAAAATAGGCGAATTACTAGCACTCGAAGCGCCAAAGGAATAGCAATCATGGCAGCGAACAGCAACCGGCAAACCTGCAACTAAGTAGTGAGGTCGGAAGGGCGTACATTGGGTTTGAGTCCTGACGCTGGCACCAAACAAGCAACTATGGAGAAACGAGCGTGATCACCAACTTCGGAGACAGGAAAGAGTGTCAACAAACGGGGATTATTACCGCTTTTGTAGACGATGACGACCATGCATGCGGGATCGTGAGGCAAGGTGAAGCCTGGAGCTTTATGAGCGCTGAGCGGCTTCTAACGAAAGAAGAGCAGGAATACTGCGCGCAGATGAATTTTAAGGCTGAGCAGAAAGCAGCTTAGCTGCTGTGGAGAAGATGATGCCAATAATACTTGAGTATTTAGAGCAAGGATCACAAGAGTGGAAGGATGCAAAGGCAGGTAATGTCTCGATGAGCCACGCAAATGATTTATTAACGAATGGGGTAGGTGGAAAGCCAAGCAAAACAAGAGAAACATATATTTTGTCACTGGCAGCCGAGGTGCTGACAGGCAATCTTTCTGAAAGCGTGAATACATATGATATGCGGCGTGGCACTTTACTTGAACCATACGCATTCGAGGCATATAGCGCGCAGACAGGTGTTGAAGCAAGAAATGTAGGCCTTGGGTACCTGGATGATATGAAACGCATTCTAGCGTCCCCTGACGGCCTTGGGATTGCAGCAGATAGGGGGCTTGAAATTAAATGCCCTGGCATAAAGAAGCACATGAGAACAATTCACGAGGGTATCACACCAAAAGACCATATGAACCAGTGCCAAGGTGGCATGTGGATATTTGGGGTTGATAGATGGGACTTTGTGTCGTTCTGCCCAGAGTTCACAGAAGCTCCATTATTTATAGCTACTGCACATCGTGATGAAAAGATAATAGCAAAACTATCTGACTCAGCGCATCTGGCAATACAGGAGGCTGACGAAATAGCAAGGAAAGCTAGAATGACTGTATCACACGATCTGCGCATGACTTGTAAAAATGCAATCGCCGCGATTGAAGAGATGAGTGGAACAACTCAGCAACTAGACTGGAGTGAGTGACATGAAAGAAACGGACGTAGACGGATCAGCGCTGCAATTCAAGAGTACTAATTTTATAGATGCATCAGAGTTTCTGATTGGAAGAACGCGGCTAAACCCTATCGAGGTAGAGATAGAGAAAGCTATTAGGTGTGATGAGGTTATTAATAATGGAGGAATAAAAGAGAGCGGAGTTTTTGCCGTAGCCCTCGTAGGAAAAAGCCTACGAATGAGAATTAATGCCACAAAGAGGAGGATGCTGGTCGATGCTTCAGGCTCTCAAATGGTTAAAAAGTTTATTGGCTTAAAACTCAGGCTATACCAGACCTTGGACTCAGACAGAATGACAGGTGGAAAAACATCGACCACAGCTATAGCTATGGATGTGCAAGTAAAAGGAACAGATGAATGGCTAAGGTACTGGGATTACCAGCAGCCAAAAGGAAGGGAGCACGTAAAGGCATCAGGTAAAATTGAGAGAGGCGAGGCATAACCCATGAAACCAGAAACAAAACTGGCACTAAGAGCTGGGCTGCTCTATTTCACGGTGGCATTATTTTCTATGCTTGTGGGTGGCTACTGATGAGCAATGATGTTGAAGTTTTTAGGCTGACACATAAGACAGCATTGCAAAATGCAATCACAGAGATCCGGTCGCACGATCTTGATGGCACTTATGAGGTCATCGTTAGAAAGATTGCAGCGGCAAAGACTTTAGCTCAATTGGGTGGCTTGTTTGGTTGTTGGAAAGAATACCTTGCAAACGAGACTGGGGAATCAGTCATTTACATCCATAGGATGTGGAAGGCAAAGTATCTATCACCTATTTACCATGATGATATTATTAACGAAAAGCCATGCATTGATGAGGTTTATTGCTGGGCTGAGGCATTACATGCACACAGGGTTAGTGGAGATATGGAAAAGTACAAGGCATGTGCAAAGCGTATCTCTTTAAAGTGGGCCAACCTAGACCAAACCAGACGATATATGAACGCTATTGAAGCTGATTATCAATCACAGGAAATGCCGCTACCTGTATTGGATAAATTCAGGAAATATTACAAATGAAATTCACTATCGGCATTGACCCTGGTAAATCAACAGGGGTAGCAATCTACGACAGGCAGTCAAAAAAGCTGATCGCGCTATCCAATGAAAACTTCGTGTCCGCGCTGAAATTAATAAAGACCAGCGTGGCCCCTGACGATGTGTTTGCTTGCGTCGTGGAGGTGCCTCGGACTAAGGCAAACTGGCACAAAGACAAATCTGGGACAACCGCACATAACATAGGAAGAGTATGCCGAGAAGCTGAGTTAATGTCAGCTATGCTTATGGATATGGGCTATAAGGTCATCACGCAGCCTCCGAAGGGTAAGGTTAAGGCTAATGTATTTAAGCAAATAACAGGGTGGGAGGGTAGCTCTAATGAGCATACACGAGACGCAGCTATGCTGTGCTTTGACCTATGAAGAATAGAGATAGAAAAGAGCTTAACAAAGCTAAACACAGGCCTTGCATCAGATGCGGAATAGACGGTGAAACAAGGGCATCACACTATAACGGGTTCCGCTCATATGCTTACGGCAAGGGCAGAGGCATAAAAGGCTCTGATGTAGTCACAGCAGAATTTTGCCACAGGTGCGACGATACATTTTCAGAATCTAATTATCATAAGTGGGAAGGAGGAAGCAAAAATATTGAGAGGAGTGAGGAGTTCCTGCATTGGGTAATAATGACAAATATCAGACGAGCCGGTAATGACTAGCATTATCAGTAAATAAACGAGCAATATTAATCACATAACCCACAAAGCTCGTCGCTTTGTGACTAGAAAAGGAGAAGGATCATTTTAATTTTAACGAGAAGATGCGGTGAGAGCATTATGATTGGTGATGACGTAACCGTAACGGTGCTAGGCGTTAAGGGCAACCAGGTACGTATCGGGATTAATGCTCCACGAGACGTATCGGTACACCGCGAAGAGATCTATGAAAGGATAAAACGGGAACAAGCAGGAAAAAGGAATAGATGAACAGTAGATAAAACAGAAACGGCCGCCAGCATTAACTAACTGGCGGCTGTTATCTACCCATTATCAGATTACTAAGTCTCATTATCAGAGAAGCTTAACTCTTTCCAATTAGCTCCAAGCTTTAAAAGCATTAAAGTATCGTCCGTGTGAGTAAGGGCATGTGGCGATGATGACAATCTTATGTTTCCTGCTTCGTCCACATTAACAGTTCTAGCATTGCTTACAGCAGTGAGAATAATTATATCCCCCTCGCCACCTCCATTAATTGTAGACAAGGTGTCACTGGCTGCATCAGCCTCGGTATCAATCCACCAATTAGAAATCTTTGCCCTTGTTGGAAGGGTAATGGCTGCTGCTGCAATGGTTAACTCATTATTAGTAAAGTTAGATTGTAAATAATTGAGGTCAACAGTTAACTGATCATCGGTGCTGTTGGAATTGTAAGCACCAGATCCGCCATGATCAACATAGCCAGAAATATGAACAGGCTGCGTTATACCTCCACCAGCGTCAACATTAACTGCATAACCTGTTTGACCAGTGGCCGTGATATCCGTAATGTAGATATTTCTCAGAGCTTCGGTAGGCGAACTGATTTCAACGCAGTCAGCTGCACAAGTAGAGATTGAAGGCGACAAGATCTTAATATGTGACAGCGCACCCGATGCGTCAGAGAGCTTAATGCCAGAATCAGCCGTATCATCAATAGTTGGATCTGTAATCGTTACATAGGATGCATCTTCGATGAAAATACCATTGTATGACGATGTGCCCGCATTCTCCTGCTTCATTACAGAGAAACCAGTGACGGTAACGCCATCAGCTTGCATGATCCTTAAACCGTCTTCGTTAGAGCTTGACGCTCCACCGAAAGAGCCATCCCTTACTGACAGGCCATTAATGGTAATATCCTGAGTTCTAAACGCGCCAGTATCTTGGATTTTAAACCCGCACTGACCAGGACGGATGGCTTGCACATTAGAAAACGTCAACGACCTGGATGCATTGGTTGTTGAGCTGCCTATCCTTAAAGCGTGCTCCCCGGCATCAGCAAGCATTAAGTTGGAAAAACTAGAATACCTTATCTCTGACAGTAAAACGCTATTATGACCAGCTGAAGTTGATGCGTTCGCAGATTTTGTCTCTGTATGCACTCCATCAACAAATAGAAAGTCACAAACATCTCCATACAGCCCACGAACAAAAGTATCTATTCTTGTATCATTGATTGTGATATTAACACCAGCCGCATTCACGGTCTGATCCCAGTTGGACACAGATATCCTGTCTGCCTTTATACCTGTTCCTATTAGCCTTATAGCTCCATGATTGTTATCAGCGGTATTAGCCTGTTGATCTGTAGAGGATACAGTTACATTGTATAGAGTGCTGTAATCTTGAACCACCAGCCCCCTATTGACCGTAAAGGTAGTCGCTACATTTATAGTAAGGTTCTCTACATGGCACTCATTCACCAATGACAATATAGGGGTTGAATTTGATATTGTCCCAGCCATTGATATAGTAGCGCCGTTTCCTAAAAGCCTGAAGTTGCTTGCGCCACCAACACCTGATGTTATCTTGTACGTAGATGAGGGATTCATGCCAAATGTTCTATTCACATTGGCGGCCCTCGTCAGAGCGGTTGTGTCGTCTACAGATCCATCACCTACAACCCCTGCTGATTCTATAGTCAGGATTCCATCGCCACGCATCCAGCAACCAGACCCGGCACCTGAGCCTTGTCCTGATGTTGCATCGAAATATGTAGTCGCTATGGTTGCCTGCGTACCATCCCATCCACCCAAGGTATCTGTGTCAATAATGGTTATACCGTTTGCATTTGCTTTATCTTGCGATGAGTCCCAGTAGAAAATACCGCCGCCACCACTTATCCCGCTATAAAAAGACTCAAGGTTAACAGCTATTCCATCAACCTGCGGCGCAGTGACAAGTAGTCCATATAGCGAGGAATATGAACCCGTTGCATTTGTTGGAATACTATCCCCAAGCCCTAAAGCACCTACCGCATCGAATAGCAGATAATGTAGCGCTCTTTCTGAGTCAACAGGAAGAATTAAGTCATCACCAGATTGTGAGTCACTGGCCTGTACGCGGATGCTTCTCCCTATAAGTGATTCTAGCTTTGCGTCCCTCTGCGCAGCAATATCAAGCGCCTCTTCTATTTGAGGGGTAGGAACAGCTCCGCCAACTGGTAGAGATTTATCCTGTGTATTAGGCGGATCAAGATCAATCTTTAGCGTTTCTCCTGTTGCAGGAAGAGTAATTGCAGTTAAGGTACCGCTACCTAACCCTGCATCTGTTAGTGTATAGTTAGTTCCAATAACCCATGTAGCCTCAATTCCATCAGAGTCTCGTAGGGTAGCAACAACATGACTTTTGTCGAAATAATTCCATGTGACAGGGAAAGCAGCGGTTACACCGTCACCGTCATAGCTTAACTGGGTTGGTTCGGTTGATATTGTCATATTAGTCTCTTAATTTCCACCAAATAAAAGGCAGATTATTGCCCACAAAAACCAGCCAGGCGCGGATTCTGCTTCATTTTCTTTATTCACTTTCACCACCATGCTCCGCCATCACAGAAGCAACCCATGCGTTTAGCCTTCTGGTTGCAACCTTTGAAAGCTCTCCGCCCTGACCTAAAGGCTCTTCAAGCAGCTCCTTGAATATCTTCTCGTCTGCCACAGCATCCCTTAGCAATCTACTTGCCGGATCTTTTACTCCATTACGAACTAAGTCTTTAAATCGTGCAGACATTATTGCCTGAGATTGTAGAGTACCTGTTGCGCCAACATTTCGCCCAATCTCTGCACCTGTCATTCTGGCTATTGTTTCAACTATCTTTGAAGGCTCATCACCCAGCACGCCCTCTACAGGTGTTTTAGCTGATAGCCTTTTCTCAAGCTTTATTAAATCCCTGGTAATCACTCCAATTCTATTCTGCTCAGCTTCAGAGAATACACGGGTTGCCATGCCTCTAATCGATTCATTATTTAGCGCATCCCTTAAGGCAAAACCAGAAACAAAAGATCGTCCTGTTGCGTCTCTTGACCCCTGTTTGGCTCCTGACAATAAAAACTCAACAAACCCAGATTTCAAGCCCTGTGAAGCTTCCTGAGTTGTGTCTTTTGCTGCAGCATTAATCAACTTCTGTACTTCTCGTGCTGCTTTATCTGGCTTTAGTTTTCCAATCCGTTTAAATGCTTCAACTGGCCCTTGCTGTATTAGCATGGTCGCCTTTGATACTCTTGGGTCATCAAGCGCAATTCGTTTTCTATTTCTTTGCGCCACTGACAAAACATCACCGGCATCTATGGTCTCGGCAATCTGCCTTTTTAGATTAGGAAGGCGCTTTAATATTTCCTCATTCCTTGCTACAAATCTTAGCGCGGCCTTTTGGTTTAATACACCTCGCTCTACAGCTGAAGATAAAAACCTACTTCGTATGTAGTCTTCTGACGACGTAATCAACAGATTTGAACTTGGAGCCTCCGGGCTATCAAATGCCTTCACAAGGTCGTCAAGCGCCTCTCTTGCTTTAGGCCCAGACAAGCCTATTGACTGCTCAAGCGTCAGACCTGGAGCAATCCTGGCATCACCAGCAGCTCTTTTGCCTAGCATCTTTCCTACAGTTCCTTTGCTGAACCGTTCGTGTAGGTTTCTTGAGAAATTAGTAGCAAGTTTAACTGCGTCAGCTACGTCTGGGTCAGTTACTTTTGCCAAATCATCTGCAATGGTATTAGCAATATCATCAGCAATACGCGCCATATTAAGATTGCGCTTATCCCCTGCTCTGGCATTTCTGGCCACCTCTCTAAGCTTTCCCTGTAATGACCGCATATCCTTCAGGGTCACAATTCCAGTTGGAAGCCCCTCTTCCGCAGATACTTTTCCAAAAAAACTTTTTGATTTCTCGCTTAAAAATTTCTTTGCATCGCTTGGGATGTCTTTTAGCTGAGCCTTTCCTAACTCTCTGGTGAAGTCTTCAAATACTGCTTGTGTTTCAGCAAACGGAACGTGTGTATCTTCAGGTATTAAAGAATAAAGTTCTTTTTCTTGCGCTCTTGCAGCCCCTAGTGCAGCTTCAACTTCTTCTCTTGCAATAAGGTTCGTTTGTTCGCGTGTAACACCACTACCTAATGCTTCTACTTTTTCATCAACACTTTGTGCCGCAACTTTCAACCGCGTTTCTATAAGGCTATCAAAGTATTTATGTGACTCTTCAAGACTGGTTATTATAGCCTCGTCTGGTGCTTCACCTATTGCATCAAGCGAATCAAGTATTACACTGTTAGCTTGGGCAATTTGTGCGTCTGCCTCGCGTGATAGCTGCTCACTGGAATCCATCACCGCTCTTTCAAGTGATAACATTCCTGGTGCGCCAGATCTTTGCGTAGCCGTGAGTACAGGAAGACCTGTTTCAGGGTCAATAGTCGTCTCTTTTGCAAGCTCGCCTAATGCCTGTGTTCTTTCTTCTGCAGGCAATGCTCTCTGAACACGTGCAGCTGCTCTCGCCTTTCCGCCTTTTGCTGTGAATGGGTGCCTAAGTTTATTTACTAGGTTCTTTGCACCACCAGCAGCTTTCATTACAATTGCTGTAGGAGTAATACTTGGCAATATTCCACCTAGTATCTCACCAGTCATCTTTGCTGCATCTGAGTCAGGATCAACCTGTTGGCCGATATACCCTCCTGCTCCAGCTGAAACACCTAGCCCTGTTTCAATCGCTGTTGTTGTTACCGGTGCTTTTGCGAATGTTTGCCCAGCTCCAGCAATAATATTCTTAGGGGCCTGCAGCATACGTCCAAACCTTGTAGCTGCCACCTTCTTAACAGGTGACACAGCACTAAACGCACGACCAAGAATTGGCCCTGCCGCTAATGTCTGTCCACCAAATCTCGCGCCTGACTCAAAAATATTGCTTGGTTCATCTTCAGCACCAAAGCCAAAACGCTCACCGCCTTCCTGTCTTTTCTGCACTTCTTCAGGGCCTAAGACTTCAATTCCATCGTCTGTGAATAGTACCGTTCCAAAGGTTCTTTCTAATGGGCCAGCAAGCATAGAGGTTACATCGCTTACACCTGCAGCTAATTGACTGCCAACGCCTTCTACAAAACCTTCTTCAGGGGCAAGGTCTGCCTCTGTAATTTCTTGCACACCACCTTGGATAGGCTCTGCTACCAGATCTTCTTCAGTGATCTCTTGGACTACCATTACGGCGCAACCTCAAATAGCTTCCCATCAGGCGAGCGAAATACAGGATTGCCTCGTTTTGACTGGCCTGCTGGCTCAGAACCTTCTGGCACACCTTCTGGCAATGATTCAGGCTCCTCTTCGGTCATAAGAGTTAGGATTTCATTAACCCTAGACATCTGGTCAGATAATTCAGCCCTGCGCTTTAAGGTTATTCCTTCTTTTCCTAACTCTTTTGCTTTTGCATCATGCATTTCATTTAATGAGTCTTTTAGCTCATCAAGTGCTGTTCTTGCCCTATCAGGGTCTAGAAAGACCGCTTCTACATCAGGCAATAATTGCTGCACAATCTTCTGCTCTGCGACAGGAAACCTCGGGTTATTTACCAATGCAGTCTTTGCAAACTGATTAAAAGTTCTTACCTTTTGTTTTGCACTTGCTGTTTCTTTAAAAACCTCCCCTTCCATAAACGGGCCTATGACATTACTTATTCCGGTTCTAATAGCTGCAAATGGGCCTGTTCCCTCTTCTACAGCGCCTTCAAGCGATAGTCTTTCCTGTTTAGCTGGCTGCTGTGCTTCTGGTGCTTGCTCCTCTTGTGCTGGCGGAGCTTGCTCCATTTCTTGGGTTATCCGCTCTGCATCCTCGCCTGTAACTGGCGTAGATTCATTGGTAACTGAGTTGACTCTAGTATATTGACCATATTGATCAGGCCCTTTAATCTCAATAGATCCAGACGCGACATCATTAGCGAAATCCGGTGTATATCCTCGGCCAATAAGATGCTGTATGCGCTTATCTTTTTCAGTAAGCTTCTGAGTAGCAGAAGATATACCGACTTTTGATAGTAGCTCTTGCTCTGACAATGGTCTGCCTAGTCTTGATTCAATGGCATTAATCTCACGGTCAAACTCGTCTTTTGCAGCTCTTACCCCATTAATCCTAAGCCTTACAGCCCTCTGTGATTCAAGAGATAGCTCTGTAAAAAGCCTGTTTTCAAGCATAGAGCTAGCAAGCTCTGAGCGTCCACTTTGTATTAGGGTGTCCAATGCACCTAATGCGATTTGCTCTTTCGCTCCGGCTCTTAAAGTTGCCTCTTGACTTGGGTCGGCCCCACTAAGATCGTCCATATAAGTATCAGCATGAAGCAACTGCTGGTCAACATTCTGTATTGTTGGGTCTAATGATGCGGCTTGGACTAGCGGCTCTACTGAGTCCTTATAATCATTTGCTACAATTTCACGTCCAATCTTTGCAGATAACGCTCCAGCTTGGCCTATTGCTTGCGACTCTATACCAATTAATCTAGCAGTTAGCAGCGCCCTACTTTCATCAGTACCCCCGTGCTCTTGTATGAGCTTGTTTCTGTTATCTGCAAGATCCTTTCCATAATCCATCAATACCTGTTCATTTGTAATATCCGAGTTTGCACTAAGGTCTCTTAATCTCATCTCTGAGTACTGCGTATGAGATTTTGCTCTTCCAGCGCGGTCTACTGTATTTTTACGATTATCACTGTCAGCCTGTGCTTTTGCTAGCCTCGCATCACGATCAACCGCTTCTTGATGAAATGCCTCAGCCGCCGGCTTCAATTCTTCAGCCGCTATTCCTAAAGGAGACTGAAAAGCCGCTGGCTCTGCTCTTACGCCAGGATCTCTTGCAACCTGTGCTTTTGGTGCGTCAGCTGAACTTAGTAGTATTGCCATTATGTTTCCTGTCTTTTATTAAGCATATCAAGTCCAAACTTGCTTTGGTGGCTTGGCGGGTGTTTTAGCCCCCTTCCAGCCAGATGCACCAGTAAGCAAGGATGAGCCTGCCCGCATAAACCCGCGTGTCTGTGCTGCACTTCCTGCCATTCTAGTCATATCTGCCTGTTGCTCCGTCCTCATGGCGCTAACCTCGCCACCCTGACGTATTCTTTGTGCTTGAAGCTCTGCTTCACTAAGGAAGTCTTCTTCTGCGATTAACGCAGTGCCAGTGTCTCCTCTAACGCCTGCACCACCTAGCTCTGCCCTTTTTCTAGCCTGAAGAGCTGATTGTTCTTTCCTGAAATCCCTCTCTTGTGCTTCTGCAACCTGTCGATCTCTAGTGGCTTGTTGTTCCATCACCTTTGACTGGAATTTTGATTGTTTCTTTGCAGCTTGACCTTGTGCGATAGCTCCAGCTGCACTGACGCCCGCCGCGATTAACAAGGCCGTTGTTGTTGCTATGGCCACTATGAAGCCCTCACATATAGCGTTTCCACCGGTTTCAGCCCTTGTTTCTTATACATCTTATCAACACCTCTTGGTGATTCATGTAAAGCACGAAACATTGGGATAGCATCTTTTTCATTAACTTCTTTCATTGCCGCATTAAACAACAATATTGCGGTTTTATATGGCGCATCATCATCTACAAACCAGAATAGCTCATCTGCTATTAAAACATCGTTATTCCATGTGTATGGTGCGAAAAGCACGCCAATCCCACCAACCACAGTGCCATTATGCTCAGCTATATATATTTTTACTCCTGGCAGCGTGACCATTTTTGCAATCTCATTAATGACATTATCCGAAACAAGCCTGCCTAGCGGCATCTTTTCAGCAAACTTCCTTGCACCTTCCGCAATGGCCAGCGCATCTTCATCTAAATTAGCGTCTCGTATGATCATTTAAGCGAATTTACCTGTGTCTCTGGTGCAAGTGCTAATAGCGTAAAAGGCACAGGGTCATCTGATTCAATAACCATCCTTGAATCTCTTGACCAGTCACCAGGAAACTCAACGAATTGATCTCCTGTGAACAATGGCGTTGCGTAATCAAGCGGATCTGCTACCGCCCTAAAGTCTATTTCTGTTAAATCATCAGCATCAGGTCCATATTCCAACGTGTGACTGTTCAATAAAGAAAAGGTAAGCCCATATATTCTAGACTTCTTGCCTAATGTTGTTCCAGCTGGGTTTCCTGCCGTTATTTTAAGAGTTTTAAGCTTATGAGTATATCCAAGGCCAATATGAACGGGTGTTGCAGCAACATCTAGTGTTATTTGACCACTTGCAACGGTCTTGCCGGTAACAATCGCACCATCTGCCAATACTTTGACGGCCTCGCCTTCAAGGTGATCGAGTCCTGTAATTGTAGTAGTTGCAGCGCCATTATAGGTGATGAGTGAATCTGAATAATATGAATCCTCCTGATCATCACCTGTCTCAAAATCTCTTTCAAAGAACTCTATATATCGCTTTGTAACACTGTTAATTGTTCTTTTTACTGTAATCCATACTTCATCACGATCAGTTGAATCATGGAACTGCCCCGCGCCATCGTCTCCAGGTATAACTACTACAGATTCTACAACGGCATCACCACTGCCGAAAGATCCGCCGAGTATATGCCTACTCCAGCCTACAACGCCTTCATCCCTGCGATATGTCATAGATAACAGCTGCCCGTCTTCTCTAACCGCCCATACAACGGCGTCTCTTTCTTCAGCGTAATCCATCTCAACAATACCGCCTTTACTCACATGCTGCGCAAGGCGCGTTAGATCAGCAGCCTTATAACCCTCTGTTTCCCAGCTGAATATAAACTCTCTTAATTTCCTCTTAGCTCTCTGTAAGAAAAGTGCAGCGCCGCCTATTCTTACAGGCTGCATGCGTGCAGAGCCATGTGTTGTTTGCCTTCTTACAGAAATGTCTAGCGGGGTAATAACTAGACCATTTGCAGAGGGAACCCATTCGCCGCCCTCTGTTCCTATGATTAAGGCGTCTCCTCCAGCTGACATCCATCTAATAGCATTTACGTTATCTGCAGAGAGAGTAAATGATAAAGCGTCATCCGCCTCAACCGTACCTGCGCCATCATCTGGGCGGAAGTTTTCACGGTTCTTATCTCCCGTCTGACTTGCCCAGAATGACTGCGGTTGATCAGTGGTGCCACCAACATATAACCTAGACTCAAAAAAACTTGCTGCCTGTGGATACCCCGTGGTCTCAGACCATGAGCCAAGATGCCATCTTGTATCTGCATTAGTTGTCGCAAACGCCTCTTTTACGTCTACAGTTACAACCGTTGTAGATGTCCAACCAGTAATTATTCCCCAGCCCCAATCCTCGCCAGCAGCCGGATTGTCAAGTCTTACAAGACGGTTTACATCCGTTGTCTTAAACCCGTCGCCATTATTGATCCCTGCCGTAGAGGATGCTGTTAATGTCACAGCAACACCAGAAGTAGCCCCAGGCGTTAGTGTCGTTGTTGTTGCATTTATATCAAGGTATGGGCCATCTTGCCACGCTACCTCAACCAGTGACCATGTAGTATGACCAAGCCGCTGAAGCTTATGCGTTGGGTATGTTTCGTGAAGCTGATAAAGCTCATCCGCACTCTGTGGGCCTTCAATATCAAATAACACTGACTCAGGCCACGGTGTATCAACCTCTACCGCAGAGTTATCTATAAACGAAACGTCGTCAACCGATATAGTCTTGTTTGCAGTTTCGCCTAAATTACGAAACTGAATGTAGAATGGGCTTGTCGTTGGAGTAAACGCAACGCAGTGGTAACCTACTTCTTTTTCTACAGCCGCAAGAGTTTCGGCCCCCGTGCTGGTTGTGCCTACTTGAAATTCTATTTTGTCTCCAGGCGTACCAAGAACCTTGAACTTTAGTACATGCTCTTGCCCTGTGTTTGTAGTCGTTATGGACTGCTCTGCCCATCCTATATCAGAAGCTGTCGCCCCACCTGGAACTAGGTTCATATCCAGATTTACTGCATCATGTGTAATTGATCCAGCGCCTGTTGACCGATCATCCCATCCGGTTATATCTGTTCCAAACGCACCATTTGTTACGACCGCATCAGTATCTGCAACAGTTATTTGTGCCTGATGACGGTAAAACCTTAATGCAAAATCTCCCATCTCAAGTGCATAAGCCTGCACGGTGGAAAACTGGAACCTCTTTAATCTCCCCTTTACCGATGATGACTTCTCTTCTGCCACATACCTAGACCCCGCACGTCGCATTGCCCCGCCCTCTGCTAGCGGTACAACATTCTCACATACATCTAGCCCAGCCCTAAACTTCTGGAAGTCTAAACGCGCCGCAAGCCTTGGCGTTAGCTCGCCTGCTGAGAAAGATGCCTGGAGGTCGTGAACGCGTGGCATTAGTCGCTAAAATACCCTGTATTCCTGCCGCCCCTTGAGGATGCCCATGAACCCCTTGCTCGTAATTCAGGGAAAGCACCTTGCGCATCTGCTGATCTTGCTGCACCAATCTTTCTTCGTGCTTTTTCCTCCATCTGTTGTCGCAACGTATTTGATGATGCAAGCGGGATTGCCAGCGCCTCAGCTAGCGAGTAAACAAAAGCGCGCCTAAAATCTGTTGCCATAAGGTTAGGATCTGTGATTTTGGCAATATACCTAAGCCATATATCATCTGATGAAGCAATGATACAGCGCTGTGTATCGATTAACTCCATGCGGTGTAATACAGCGCCGTGGCCAGCATTATTGTTATGTACCGATACAGTCCTTAACCAATCTGCAGGCAATGCGTACGCATGGTCAAACTCAAAAGCTGGGGCATTTGTCACCCTTGCAAGCTTTACTCGTTTGGTTGCAAAATTCCAGTTGTGACCCCTTAATAGATCGTCTCTTATGTCATCATAAACATCGTCAACTGTATTGGCAGATGGTGAGCCATCTGTACGTGATGTGATAGGCGTAGCACCTACCTCACGTAATGCCTGGTTTATGACGTCTGTTTCACCCGGCATGATTTATTCCTCAGCATCAGGCTCTTGATGTTTTGGCTTTGGCCCCCTGCGTTTTGGTTTTTTAAGAGCTTCGATCTCTGCACGCATTTCTGCTAGCTCATCCTCTAACGCAGATACTCTGCCTGGAGCCACAACGTGAACCTCTTCACCTTCAAGATCTGATAATTCCTGACCGAACACCCGAAACTCTCCAAGCTGCTCAACTTCTTTTATGTGTGCCGTGCGAGTTTTTGGGCTATACGGGTCTGCATCACTGGTTTGAAGTGATTCGGCATCTTTGATTACAACAAATTCAGCCTGAGCAAGCAGGTCAGCGCGGTCATGCGATACAAACTGGACATTAAAGTACGTACCAAGACCCCAGCCTTGTGCGTTTAATACTCTCTGAAGCTCTTTGTCTAGATCAACCTTGTCTCTAGGCTCTCTGAACTTAACTACTGGACGATCCGGTGTGACAATAATCTCTGGAGCTATAATCATATTTTATCCTATGTCTTTAAAAAAGGGGGCATTTCAGCCCCCAACAGCCTACACAGCCGAACTGAAAGGTGTAGCGACAG